CACCTCGTGGACCTGCCTCCACCTGGGGCGATCTTCCGCGAATTCCATGCGCCGACGGTAGGCAGCCATGATCAGCTCTGGCGATCGGTAGTACGCCATGGCGTGCTATGTCATGCTCTTGAGCAGCAAGGACCCCCGCGACCGAGGGCACGGCCCGGGGGCATGGCCGACGGAGTGGAGCGCCGACATGGGCGAGAGTAGACCCGAACCCCCAGCAGCGGACCCAGCCGGGCAGGCCGGACTCAGCCCACTCCAGAAGGCGTGGCGCGACTATCAGCGGCACACGGCCCACTGCTCCAGCTGCCGATCCAGCGGCGTCCGATGCGACGAGGCCGGCCGGTTATGGCGGCGCCACCGCTATCTGTGCGACGTGGCCTATGCCGCGCTGGCGGCCGAGCGGGACCGCGCCTAGTGCTGAATGCCCGTTCAGTCCGGGTGTGACGGAAAAGCCCTGGCCAACGTGTTACGGCTGACATTTGTCAACGGGGCAAATGTGCGGAGATTGTGCAGGCAACCGAAGGTCTGATCTTCCGTTTTCGCCGGTACGCGTGTTGAATCGCGGTCAGCAAGCGCGCGCTTACCCGTGGAGGAGGTCGGTCACGTGCACCCGAAGCGCATGTGCGACGAGCAGGAGATGGCTGAGTTTCATCTCGCTGCCGCCCTCCATCCTTTGGATCGTCGAGCGGTCCAGGCCGGCCGCATGGGCGAGGCTCTCCTGGGTCATGCTCTGGTGCAGCCGCCGCACGCGGATGCGGTCGCCGACTGCCCGGCGGGCGTCGACGACCCACTGGGGCTGATCGGCTGGCACCTGATCAACCGTTTACGGACCATGATCATAAGTCAGCAGCAGATTTGCGGCATCTTTTGATCATGGAACGCGCGCGACGGACGGGCCTGGCTGCCGCGTGGAGAGTTTGGAAGTCCGACTGACAGGGCCCTGCGGTCTGGCATATGCCGTAGGGCTCCGTGTAGTGTCCATGAATCGAACGAGTGTTCGCCCGAAAGGGTGAACTGTGGCATCGACCTGCATCCATCCGGCAATACGAAAGGTCGAAGCCCTAGAGACGTGCCGGCCCCATGACAGGGGCGGCCCCCGTTGTGGGAGCCGGCGCGAGCGCGCCCCCAGCTCACTGGCTGGGGGCGCGTCCACTTTTGGGAGACGTTCTGGGAGATGATCTAGCAGACGGAACCCGGAGGAACACCCAACCAGCCCGGAGCAACGCGGCTCGATGTCGGGTGTACGCAGGTCAAACGCCATCCATCCGCAGGCCATGCACCGGGACGCGGCCATCTACACCATCTTCGAGGGTACGAGCGAGATCCAGCGGCTCGTCATCGCGCGGACCCTGACCGGGATGCCGATCCGGTAGGACGGTTCCAGCAGTAAGACGCGCATAGATCGATTCCACGAGACCGGCCCTCCCGATCATCCGGGAGGGCCGTTGCTGCGCACTCAAAGCAAGATCAAACCGAGTTTGGGAGACGATTGGGAGATCGTTTCTTTCGGGAGGCCTCAAGCGGGGGATACGGGCCGAACTCTCGGCGGTCCGCGACGACCCTCAACGAGCCCTCCCACAACCCCTGGAGGTACTCGGCGATCGCCAACTCCATCGCCAACGTCACGTGCGAGTACGTGCCCTCGACGCCCTGGAGCACATGCCCCATCCGCGCCTCAACAGCCACTCTAGGGTGATTTCCCTCATCCAGCCAGACCTTGTGAGAGTGCCTCAGGCCGTGCGGCGTCAGACCCTCCACGCCCAGAATCGGGCGCACACCGACCCGCGCCTTCGCCCCGCGCACCACGCCGCGTGGTGCCCGGCCAGACACCATCGGCTGCCATGTGTCCGCGTACCAGTCCCCACCCCGCAACAGCCGGCCGCCCTTCGGGGCCGTGAACACCCACTCGCTCGCGGGCCGCGAATCCATCAGCTCCTGCAGCAGCCCGGCAAGGAATGGCGGCAGGATCAGTCCCCGCCCCGAGTCGTACTTGTTGTCGATCTCGGTGAACTCCCCGCCGACGTACTGGCTCTGCTGTACCGAGTGCAGCCGAGCACCCTGCCCGACGTCCTTCAGCGCCAGTTGGTCGCGGTGCACGCCTGCCAGTTCGCCGATCCGCAGGCCCGTGTAGGCGGAGGCGAGGACGATGGCGTACTCGTTGAGGCCGCGCATCTCGAGCGCGTTTCGGGCGATCAGCAGCGCCTGCCGGGGCGTTGCGATGACCTTCTCGTCCTTGGGCTTCGGCCTGTACCTGCCGCGGCGGCCGGACTTGCGGGTGGCGACCGGGTTGTCTCCGCGGAGTTTCTCGGTGACGGCGTCGTCGAGCAGTGTGCGGAAAACGCTCATCACGCCGTCCGCGTAGTTCTTGGACAGGCGCTTCCGGAGTCCCTTCTCCCAGGTGAGGATCGCCGTCGGCGACAGGTCGCCTACCGCGACGGCACCCCACTCGGGGAGGATCTGGTTCTTCAGCCGGAGCCGGTACTCCTTCTCGCTGAGCGGCCCGACGTCGATGGACGCCAGCCACTTCTCAGCCCACTCGGCGACGGTGATCCTGCCGTCGCGCGGGTTGAGGAAGGTCTTGCGACGCACATCGACTTCGAGGCCGTGCGCGTACTGCTCGGCGGCCCGCTCTGTGTAGAACGGCTGACCGTTGTCGTCCCGGGAGACGGAGCCCCACTTGCCGTTCGGCAGTTTGTACCGGCCGCGGTATCGCCACTTGCGCAGCTTGCTGTCATAGGTGCGCTTCTCGCCATACGCCATCGTTCACCTCGCGGAGGCGTTGAAGGGAACCGAGACGACAACGCCGGCGGGGGAACGGCGAGATCGATCCCTACCCATTGTCAACCCGTGATCGCCCGCAGGGTGCGTTGAACGAAGGAATGGTCGAGGCGCTGCCAGCCGATGGCGTGCCGCCGGAGAACTCTCTCGAGGTGCTTCGCGCCCCGATCCGTGATCAGCGCGCGGTCGATGTAGATCGTGAAGTCGTCCTCGGTGTCGTCGAGCCAGATCTCGACGTTGTAAGGCATCCCTGAGACAGGCAGAACCCGCACAGACATAGGTCCCCCAAGACCACCGCGGGCGGCCCCCATTGTGGTGTCCGCATATGACACCACACGAACGGCTGGTGGGGGAGGGGATGAACACAAGCGATGAGCAAGCAGTTACGAACCGTTCGCGGCCTGGGGCTCGTCGTCCTCACCGTCGGGGAGGCGGCGAAGCTTTCGCTCGGCCTGACGCCAGGCGATGAGGGCTTCCTGGATCTGCTCGGGCGTGGCGTCGGGGCGGCCGTGGACCACGACGGTCATGCGGGCGCCCTCGACGCCGGGCAGCTGGATGACGGTGGAGTCGAGAAGGGGGTCATCGCTCTCGAGTTCGTCGACGATCCGCAACGGGAGTTTGCGGCGCAACTTCGCCTCGACGTTGGCGCCTTCTGAGACTTCGGCAGTCGCAGGTGTGGGCTCGCGGCCGTCGAGGATGGCTCGGCCGGACCCTTCCGCCCAGCCGAGGTGAGGCTCGATCTTGGCCAGGGTCTGAGGCATCCGGTTGCGTGGCTTGCCGCTCTCGAGGTTCTGGACGCTCCCCTCGCTGATGCCGGCCAGTTCGGCGAGGTCGACCTGCGAGAGCCCGCGTGCTTCGCGGGCTGACCTGATGGCTGCCGCGAGCTGGGCCCAGTGCAGTGTGGTCCGGTCCTCTGTCATGGCTTTCATCATGCCGCACGGTTTGGCAACACGCACCCACCGAATCCCCCAATTGACCAGGATTGATCGGTCTCGGCGGCTCAAATTTGTTGCCTTGTTACTCCTTCGTTGCGCTTGCGCCCCGTGCGCACCCCTGTGCCCTCCGTGCACCCGTGGCCACGGCCTTCCGTGTTCGACCCAGGTCTACACCCAAGGAACCCAGAAAAACACCTAACGAATCCGCCGCTACGCCTTGCGTGCGCTCATTCCTTACGTCTACGTTGAGTCCTGTGAGACCCAACGGAGCCGCAATGAAAGCCATCCGTGAGGCACGGGGGATCGGCCTGAGGCGGCTCGCCGAAGCCATCGGCATCGACCCCGGTTACCTCTCCCGCATCGAAAACGGCCAGCAGGGAGCAGGCAACGGGACCCTCCACCGCTACGCCGAAGAGCTCAACGTGCCCATCGAGGCCATAACCCATGAGGAGACACCCCGTGACCAGGAACGACCTGGCTCCCCCCACCCGCATTGAGTCCAGCAGCGAGACCACGCTCATCCTGCGCCTGACGGAGATCAAGGAAGCCGTGGAGCGCATCGCCGCAGGGCCCTCCGCCGCTGAGCTGGAGCTCACGGCGTTCACGCCGGCCAAGGCCGCCGAACTGCTCGGCAAGACCGAGAACTGGGTTGTCGAGTCCTGCCAGCAGGGCCGCATCCCCTTCACCTACGTCGGTAAGTCGCCGCGCCTCACGGCCGCTCACATCCGCTGGATTCAGGCCAACGGCGAGCAGCTGCCGAACAAGTACGCCAAGCCGCTTACCCGCGCCGCCGCCTGACGGCAGCAAAACGGCCGCCCCGGACGTGCATCCGAGACGGCCAGCGATCCACCCCTCACGAACCTGTCGAAACGAAAGGGGCTTCTCGTGCCTCAAGTATCACCTACCCCCGAGCCCGAGCCCTACGTGCTCACCCCCTTCGAGCAGATCACCGGGAAGCTGCCGCACCTGTCGCCGTTCCAGGCCCAGTGGAACGAGGCGGAGGAGCTGCTGGCAGCCGCGCACCCGGAGGGCTACGACGTCCTCGACATCGGCCGCACCGCCTGGGACTGCCTGCCCGAGGACGAGAAGCCGGCCGCGCTCGACGCCCTCTTCTACTGCTGGTGGACCACCCTCCAGTCCGACCGCGAGCGCCGGGCCGCCTTCGAGGAGCAGGCCGGGGGTGCGCGATGAGTATCGACGTGCACGTCCTGGTCGAGCGCCAGCGTGAAACCGCGGCCGTGGAGGAGTGGAACCGCCTGCACCCGGTCGGTACCCCCGTGATCGCCTACCCCGGCGGCCGGCCCGAGGACTTCCCCAACGACCCGCGCATCATCACGTCGACACGCAGCAAGGCCACGGTCCTTGGCGGCCACACCGCAGTCGTCTGGGTCCACGGCCACAGCGCCTGCATCGCCCTCAGCCACGTCGACGTCCGCACCGCGGCCACGCCGGGTGAGCTCGCCGAGATGCGGCACCTGCTGATCACCGCCGACGCCGACGACGTCACCCGCCCGTTCGTCGACCTCCGCAAGGGGCTGAAGCCCCCGGAACTCGCCGCCCGCGAAGCCGACAACCGCCGCGCCAGGGAGGCGAAGTGAGCAGCACCCTGACCCGTGAGGAGCGCGCCGAGCGGCAGCGCGAGCTCCGGGGCCGTGAGGCCGCCCGCAAGCTGAGCTTGGGGATGAAGACGCTGATGGAACTGCCGCTCCAGCGCCGCATCGCCTTCGCCATCTACGACCCGGGTGCCATCACCCCGCGCGGCGACAACTACCAGGAGCCGCTCCACCGGTGGCAGGCCCGCGCCGTCACCTACGTCCTCGACCCGGAGCCGGTCCGGTGACAACCCTGCACCTGCCGCCGATGCCCGGGGACGCCGACCCGGTGATAGTGCCCGGCCTGCTGTCCGGTCTCGGCATCACCCGGCCCCGCATCCCCGCATGGATCACCGACCCGGACGTCATCAAGTCCATCACCGAGGGGCTCTACGAACTCCCCGACGAAGCCTGGGGCGACACGTGACCGCCCCGTCGCCGCGCCTGGCCCTGTACGTCGCCCTCCTCGCCTGGCTCGCCAGCCAGCTGGAGACCGTCATCGCCCTCGAACTCGCCTACCGCCAGACCGTCCAGGAGACGCCGTGAGCATCGCCATACCCTCCCGGGCCGCCGGCCGCCACAGCCAGGCGAACGCCGAACTCCGTGCCCGCCGCGCGGAGGCCCGCAACGTCGAGCTCATCGCGGCACTGCAGGACCGCGACCTGCACGCGGCTCTGGTCCGCGGCTGCCAGGACGCCATGCTCATCGCCCAGCAGCGCGACCAGCTCGCCGGACTGGCCGCGCACTGCCGGGAGCTGACGCACAAGACGATCCGCGCCCAGGCCGAGCAGAAGCGCCTCCGGCAGGCGGTCATCAACGCGCGACCGCGGATCCGCGAAGTCCCCACCGACCTGGTCCGGCCGTACTCGCCGGTCGTCGAACTGCCCTACGTGTCCCCGGTCGACCGGCCGGCCGCCTGAACTCGCCGGCCCGGCGGTGACCCGCCCCGCCAGGCCGGCGCCACAACCACACAGTCCGCCGCGGGCGTTCATCCCCCTCGCGCTCCGCGGCACCCAGGCCGCCGCCCTGCGCCCCCCCGCAGCGGGGCGGCGGCCACCACCTCGCACACCCTCAGGAGGGTCGAATGAGCCTCACAGACACCACCAGCCACCCCTATCCGGCGCCGGACGGCGTCCTGATCGGTCACCTCACTCCGGGCACCGCCGCCTGGGAGGAGGCCCGTACCGGCCTCACGATCACCGCCACGGAGATCGCCGCCGTCGTCGGCCTCAGCCCGTGGCAGTCCCGCTTCTCCCTTTGGCACAAGAAGGCTGGGCTGCCGACCCCGCCGTTCGAGATGACCCCGGCGATCGAGTGGGGGACCCGGCTGGAGGACGCGGTTGCCCAGAAGTGGGAGGACGAGCACCCCGGCCTGCTGGCTGCCCCGGCCGGCACGTGGCGGCACCGGGAGCGGGAGTGGCAGCGGGCCACCCCGGACCGGCTCATCTACCCGCAGCCGGGCAGCGAGTTCGAGATCGCCGACCGCGCGGATGCCCTGCTGGAGGTGAAGACCAGCCCGTTTGGCGACGAGTGGGGCCCGTCCGGCAGCGACATCCTGCCGATCCACTACCGCTGCCAGGTCATGTGGCAGATGGACACCCTTGGTCTGCGCCGCACCGAGTTCGCCGTCCTCATCTCCGGCCACGACTACCGCGAATACACCGTCGACTACGACGAGACCGAGGCCCGCATCCTCCGCGACGCGGCCGAACGGTTCCTCAACGACGTCCGGGACGGCGTCCGCCCCGACATCGACGGCGACACCGCCACCTACCAGACCATCCGCGTCCAGCCCGACGGCCTCGAGGACCGCGACGTTGAGATCCCCTTCGGCCTCGTCATCCGCTGGGACGACGCCTACCAGGCCCTCGCCAAGGCCTCCGCCGACCTCACCCAGGTCCGCGGTGAAGTCCTCGACCTCATCGGCAACGGCAAGCGGGCCGTCTGCGAAGGCCGCCGCATCGCCTACCGCACCGTCCGCGACGGCGCGACCTACTCCCTCAACCCGTACACCCACCGCGAGGACAACGCAGCATGAGCCAGATCAGCAACGCCATCGCCACCCGGGACAACGGGCCCGAGGCCATCGTCCGCCAGCACAAGGACGACCTCACTCTCGTCCTCCCCTCCCACGTCAAGGGCGAGACGTGGATGCGGCTCGCCTACGGCGCCCTCCGCTCCAACAAGCAACTCATGCAGGCCGCCACCCGCAACCCCGGCAGCCTCATGAACGCCCTGCAGGAATGCGCCCGCCTCGGCCACGAGCCGGGCACCGAGTCCTACTACCTGGTGCCGTTCGGCAACGAGGTCCAGGGCATCGAGGGCTACCGCGGGGTCGTCGAACGCATCTACCGGGCCGGCGCGGTCAAGGCGGTGAAGGCGGAAGTGGTCCACGCCAAGGACCACTTCGAGTACAGCCCCGACATGGACCGACCCATCCACAAGCCGGACTACTTCGGCGACCGCGGCCCCATCGTCGGCGCCTACGCCTACGGCGTCTTCCAGGACGGCTCCACCAGCAAGGTCGTCGTCATCAACCGCGCCTACATCGACAAGGTCCGCAAGGAGTCCAAGGGCAGCAACAGCCCGACCAGCCCGTGGGTGAAGTGGGAAGACCAGATGGTCCTCAAAACCGTCGCCCGCCGCCTGGAGCCGTGGGTTCCCTCGTCCACCGAGTGGCGCAAGGAGCAGCTCCGCGCCGCCCAGGAAGTCGCCGCCGAGCGCACCGACACCGGCCAGCAGCCGGCCGTCTACCGCGCATCCGAGCCGCCCGAGGACTTCAACGACGACGAGCCCGTCGAGGGCGAACTCGTCGACTGATCAACCGCCGACGGGGTCCCGCCCACCCGACGAGGGCGGGACCCCGACTACCTCAAGGACACCATATGACCCGCCGCCTGTCCGTCGCCGAGCGTCTCGCCTCGATCGAGAAGGACGACCTCCTCGCCGACATCACCAAGCACTCCGAGTGGGACCGCTTCCTCGTCGAGCAGGCCGTCCTCCACTTCGGCGAGGCTCTCGCCACCTTCTCCTGCAACGACATCCGCGAGGTGCTGCCCGACCTTGGCCCCGGCTTTCTCGGTGCGGCCATCAACAGCCTTCGCACCGCCGGCGTCATCGAGCACACCGGGCAGTACGTGCCCTCCACGCAGGCCAACACCCACGGCCACCCGATCGCCGTCTGGCAGCTCAGCGCGAAGGGCCGCGGCATAGCCCTCGCACGCCGCACCGCCCTCCGCATCAAGCAGCAGAGGCAGGCCGCCTGATGCTCGACCACCTCCAGCAGCTGCCCGTCGGCGCCATCTTCCCGCTGATCTTCGCCGCCGCCCTGATCGGGATCGGCCTCGGTCTTCTCTGCAGCGGGAGGCAGCGATGACCGGACTCGCCTGGCTCGCCCTCCTGGTCGGGCTGGTCGTCTTCTGGCCCGCCACCTGCGAACTCACCCGCCTCGGCCGCCGGATCCGCACCCGACGCGACATCCGGCGCGACGACGGCCAGCCCGACCACCCCCGCTACAGCCGCACCCCGGCCAGGAAGGAGACGCCATGACCCGCCGCACCGGAGAGCCCCCGAACCACCTGACGCTCACCTGCTACACCAGCTACGGCTGTCGGCGGGCCAAGTGCGTCGACCGCTACAAGGCGTGGCGGGCAGACCGTGACGCGGCCCTGAAGGCCGGCGAGTGGCAGCCGCACGTGGACGCCGCGCCCGTCCGAGAGCACCTGCTGATGCTGGCCGAACACAACATCACCCTGCACCGGGCCGCCGTCATGGCCGGTGTCGGCCTCAACTCCCTGCACCCCCTGTTCCCGAACCGCAGCGGTCGGCGCCGCCCGATCCGCCACACCGTCCGCAAGGAGATCGCGGAGAAGGTACTCGCCGTAACCCCCGACACCGCAACCCCGGGCCGCGTCGACCCGACCGGCACAGCCCGCCGCATCCAAGCCCTCGTCGCCGACGGCTGGCCCATGCGCCACCTCGGCCACCACTTCGGCTTCGGCAACACCTACGTCCACCAAATCGTCCAGCGCGCTGCCGACGGCCACCTGATCCTCACCGCCACGGCACTCACCGTCGCCGACGGCTACGAACGCCTGAAGGGCGAACAGCCGTCAGAGCACGGTGTCCGGCAGCGCGTCATCAACCTGGCCCGCAACCACGCGACCTCCCGTCGCTGGCCGCCGAGCAGCTACTGGGCCGAGCGCATGGACGCCATCGACGACCCGCACTTCACGCCGATGTACGGCGTGACCCGACGGGAGATCGTCGCCCACGACGCCAACGAGGTCATGCGTCTCACAGGCCTCAACCGCCGTGCCGCCGCCGAACGCCTCGGCGTCAGCAAGGCCTACATCGACCACGCCTTCCGCGAGTTCCCCCAGTACGCGATCGGAGTAGCCGCCTGATGTTCCGCCACGACAACGAGCTGACGGTCATGGACTGGTTCTGCGGAGCCGGCGGCAGCAGCCAGGGCATGCACTCCATCCCTGGCGTCCGCATGGCCCGCGCCGCGAACCACTGGGAGCGGGCGATCGAGTCGCACGCCGCGAACTTCCCCGAGGTCGACCACTACCGCGGCGACATCCGCGAGGCCCCGGTCGACAAGTGGCCCGTCACCGACATCTTCTGGGCCAGCCCCGAGTGCCCGCAGTGGTCCAACGCCCGCGGCAAGAAGCGTGACTTCGACGCCTCCCTCCAGGGCGACCTGTTCGACGGCTTCGGCCCGTCAGAGGAAGTCGAGCGCTCCCGGGCACTGATGGAAGAGGTGCCGATGTACCTGCGCGGCGTCCAGGAGCGCGGCGGCCTCGTCAAGGCCGGCGTCGTCGAGAACGTCGTCGACGTCCGCGCCTGGGACCAGTGGGACCGCTGGATCGGCGAGATCCGCAAGCTCGGCTACAAGACGCGGGTCATCGCCCTGAACAGCATGCACGCCGACCCTCGCACCGTGCACAAGGCCCCGCAGAGCAGGGACAGACTTTACGTCGCGTACTGGCACGAGAGCCTCGGCCGCACCCCGGACTGGGACAAGTGGCTCCGGCCGCGCGCCTGGTGCCCGACTTGCGAGCAGTGGGTGCAGGCCGTACAGCGGTTCAAGCAGCCCGGCCGCGACATGGGCCGCTACCGCCAGCAGTACGTCTACCGCTGCCCCAACACCAGCTGCCGCAACCAGATCGTCGAACCCGAGACGCTCCCGGCCGCCGTCGCCATCGACTGGTCGCTGCCCGGCCAGCGGATCGGTGACCGGACCAAGCCGCTTGCCGAGAAGACGCTTGCCCGGATCGAGGCGGGACTGAAGAAGTTCGCGCAGCCGCTCGTCGTCCCGGCCGGCGGAACCTGGCGGAACGACGCCAGCCCGATCGCCGAGGCGATCCCGACGCGGACGACTCGGGAGAACGACGGGCTGGCCATCCCGCCGCTGCTGATCCCCGTTGAGGGACGGGACAACAAGGAGCCGAACAGCGCCAACCTGCCGCTGCGCACCCAGACCGCCCGCAACGAGACCGGGCTCGCGTGGCTGCCGTTCATCGCCGAGCTGCGGGGCGGCGGCAGCGTGGCACGGTCGGCCACCGAGTCCCTGGCCACCGTCACCGCGTCCGGCAACCACCACGGCCTCGTCACCCCGGACCTCCCGGCGTTCGTGATGCGGAACAACGGCAGCAAGGGCGACGGCCGCGAGCACTGCACGACCGTCGAGGAGCCGCTGCGCACCCTTACCACGATGGGCCACCAGTCCCTCGTCACCTGGGAGTCGCTGCTCGTCCCGTACTACGGCAACGGCACCGCGCGCACCGTCCGGGAGCCCGTCGGAACGCTGTCGACCCGCGACCGGTACGCGCTCGTCCAGGGCGAGGTCGACCTGAACGACGTGCGATTCCGGATGTTGGAGCCCCACGAGATCGGCCGGGCGATGTCCTTCGCCGACGCGTACATCGTCCTCGGCAGTAAGCGGGAGCGGGTCCGTCAGTACGGCAACGCCGTCACCCCGAACTGCGCCGAGGTCATCGTCGCCGCCCTCGTCGAGGCGATCAGCGGCGAAGAGATCGATCGGCACACCCAGCCCGAGACGGCGCTCGCCGCGTGACCGCCGTGCCGTGCCAGCCGCGCGACCGGCCCTGACCAGCAGCACACCGACCCCATCCGCACGCCGCTCCCCGAGAAGAGAAACCCATGGGATACGAACTCCGCCGGCAACTGCGCGAGGCGCTCGGGCCGGACATCACCGGTCTGCAGCGCGCGGTCGCTCTGGAGATCGCCGACGACGCCAACGAGCGGACCCGTCGGAGCGCGGCGCCCCTCGACAAGCTTGTGCTGTGGACCGGCGCCAAGGACGCGAGCGTCGTCCGCAACGCCCTCAAGCGGCTGGCCGCGGGCGGCTGGGAGTTCCGGGTGCCGATCGGCAAGGGCAAGGACGGCCGCACCCTGTACGCCGTCCCCGGCACCCGGATGACGTTCCTCGTTCCCCACTTCGAAGGGGGAGCCACGGCTACCCCTAAGGGGGAGCGGGGGCTACCCCAAGAGGGAGCCACGGCTACCCCTTCAAGGCCGCAAGGGGGAGCGGGGGCTCATTCAGAAGGAGCCACGGCTCACTCTGAAGGTGCCGTGGCTCCCCCCTCTTCCTCAGACTCCTCAGACTCTAAAGAGCTAGCTAGCTGGCAGCCCGCCTCTGGGCCCGAGCCCGACTACGGCATCCCGGCCGACGCGCGACCGCTCATCAACGGACTCGCAGCGGCAGGAGTCAACGTCCGCTGGCCCTTCCGGGGCAACGACTGGTTCCCCCTCCTTGCCTTGATCAAGAAGTCGGGAACCGCGGCCATGGTCGACGTCGCAATCAAGATCGCAGCCCGCACCTCAGTCGACTCCGCCCGCTACTTCCTGCCCGCCTGGGGCGAACTCGCACCCCTGCCGCCCGCAGATACCCCCCGCCCCGCACTGCACGCCGTACCCGCCAGCCGCCCCTCGACCGCCGATCTCCGCGTAGCCGAGGGACAGGCCCTCGCCGCCAAATTCCGTGCCGAAGAGCAGCGCGCCGCCCTCGAGGCCGGCCACGCCAACCAGGAGCCCGCATGACCCTCTCCGAAACCGCCGACCTGCTGTCCATCGCAGCCGCCATCGACAAGCGAACCCTTGGCGAATCCGACGTCCGCGCCTGGCAGATGGTGCTCAACGACATCCCGTTCGACGCCGCATGCAGCGCCCTCCGCGACCACTACCGCGAAACGACCAGGCCCGCGATGCCCGCCGACATCGTCCGCCGGACCAAGCCCAAGACCAGCTACGAGTACTACGCCGAGAAGGGGATCTTCTAGTGGTCGACGACCTCGAGCAGGACCCGTTCACGCGGACGCCCCCGCGTGACGTCGAGGCCGAACGCTCCGCCCTCGGCTCCTGCCTCCTGTCGCCCGTCGCCTGCGCCGAAGTGCTGGCCGCCTCCGCAGCCGAGGCCTACTACGTCCCGGCCCACCAGACGATCTACCGGGCCATCGCCGACCTGTTCATGGCCAACCAGCCCATCGACCAGATCACCCTCGGCAAGTACCTGGCCGACCGCGGCGAGCTCGCAAGGGTCGGCGGACAGTCCTACCTGATCGATCTCGTCCAGGCCGTACCCACCCCCGGCACCGGCGAGTGGTACGCCGACATCGTCCAGGACCGCGGCCTGCGCCGCGACCTGATCGAACTCGGCACCCGCCTGGTCCAGATGGGCTACAGCCCCGACGGCGAGACGAGCGAACTGATCGAGCGGGCCGTCGCCATGTCCCGCGAACTTCGGGACCGCACCAGCGATGACGACGACATGCCGGCCGAGGACATCCTCGACTTCGTCCAGCACGAGGACACCTTCGACTGGATCGTGCCCGGCCTCCTCGAACGCATGGACCGCCTGATCCTGACCGCAGGGGAAGGCGGCGGCAAGTCGGTGCTGCTACGGCAGATCGCAGTCACGCTCGCCGCCGGCATCCACCCATTCGAGACGTGGAAGGTCATCGACCCGATCAGGGTGCTGGTCCTCGACTGCGAGAACGGCGAGTCCGCCTCCCGCCGCAAGTACCGGCCCCTGCTCGCCGCCGCCGACAGCCTCGACCAGCCGGTACGCCGCGGCCAGTTCCACATCCGCTGCCGTCCCGAAGGCCTCGACCTCACCCGCCCGCAAGACAGGTCGTGGGTGATGCGGCGCGTCGAGAACTTCAAGCCCGACCTGCTGATCATCGGCCCGATCTACCGGCTCCACGCAGGCGACCCCAACAGCGAGGAGCTGGCGAGGAAGGTCTCCGTCGTCCTCGACGAGGCCCGAGCCACCGCGGGCTGCGCCGTCTTCATGGAAGCCCACAGCCCACACCACAACGGGTTCGGGCAGCACCGCACCTTGCGCCCCGTCGGCTCCTCGCTGTGGATGCGCTGGCCTGAGTTCGGGTTCGGCCTTCGACCCGTCGAGGACGAGAAGTCAGCCGAAGACGGCGACGGCGCCCGCGGCCGGCGCTTCCTGCCCTGGCGCGGCATGCGCGACGAACGCAGCTGGCCTCGGTTCATCCGCCAGGGCGACAAGTGGCCCTGGATCTCCTACAAGCCCATCGACGCCGACATGTACGGCAACTCCGAGACGGGAGCGATCTGGTGACCGACCACAACCCGCTGTACGGCGACGCCTGCGAGCGCTGCCCCACCTACGACGTCCTGCCCGAGTCCGCTCTCCGCGACGGAGCCGACGGGATCATCGCCGGCTACCGCTGCCCCAACTGCGGCCACATCTGGACGTGCGGCTGGCAGATCGTCCCCGGCCGGGCCATACCGCCCGAGCCGGCCACCGACTCGCCGATCTTCAACAAGCACGTCACCGCACGCATCCACGAACAGGCCGCCATCGCCCGCGCACGCAAGCACCTCAGCCGACCCGCCAACGACTGAGCCGCCTGATCCCCGCCCCCGTCACCACCACCCACCACACCCGGAGGACACCACATGGACGACAGCCCGCCGTACTACCGCGACGAGCAGGTCACACTGCTCCTCGGCGACGCCCTCGACCAGCTGCGCACCCTGCCCGACGGATCTGTCGACTGCATCGTCACCTCGCCCCCGTACTTTGGCCTTCGCGATTACCAGACTGATGGCCAGTACGGGCTGGAGTCCTCGCCGGCCGAGTACGTGGAGACGATGCGCGCCCTGTTCGCCGAGGCACGCCGCGTGCTCGCCGACGACGGGACGCTGTGGCTCAACCTCGGCGACAGCTACGTATGCAGCCCCAAGGGCAGCGAGTCCAAGACGCACGGGCTGGTTGGGCGCAGCAACCACCTGACCACGCCCGCCGGAAGCGGCGGCAAGAACGGTGGCGGGCTCGCGGCCAAGCAGCTGCTCGGCATCCCGTGGCGTGTGGCCTTCGCACTCCAGGACGACGGCTGGATACTCCGCAACGAGATCATCTGGCACAAGCGGAACTCAATGCCGGAAAAGGCGCAGGACCGGCTCACCAACAGGCACGAGCACCTGTTCTTGCTCACCAAACTGCCCTCGTACTGGTTCGACCTAGACGCCATCAGGAACCCCATCACGCCCGAGCGGATCCGCCGCGATGGACACCCAGAGCGGAACAGCCACGTGTACGCAGCGCCCGGAACCAATCACGGCCAGGGGCCAACAAGCCTGCATCGAACGGCCAACGCACTTGGCTCCAACCCCGGCGACGTGTGGGACATCCCGACCCGCCCCTACGCGGCCGCGCACTTCGCGGTGTTCCCGATCGATCTGCCGGTGCGCTGCATCAAGGCCGGCTGCAAGCCGGGCGGCACGGTCCTCGACCCGTTCAGCGGCAGCGGCACGACCGGCGCCGCGGCCCGGCAGCTCGGCCGCCGCTACGTCGGCATCGACCTGAACCCGGCCTACCACGACCTGGCCAAGGCCCGGTTCGCCCAAGGCGTCCTCGACTTCGGCGCTACCGCCTGACCACCCGCCCCGTCCCGTCACACACCCCTGGAGTCCGTCCATGACCACCAGCCAGCCCCTCACCGCCGTCATCTACGACTCGATCACCGAGTTCCAGCGCACCGCCCACTACTCCAGCCTCCAGCACGCGCAAATGCGGCAGTACCTCGCCGAGCACCTGGCCGAGGCACTCAGCGCCGCCCAGCCGCGGCACGGAACCGACTCCGATGCCGCCCAGCCCCTCGACCTCGACGCGATCGAAGCCCGCGCCCAGGCGGCCACCCCCGGACCGTGGGGCGTCTACGAGTCCGGCTTCGTGATCGAGATCGCCGCCGACCTCGAAGAGACCGGCTGCGGCTACCGCGCCCGCCGCGGAATCTGCCGCCTCGACGAGGAGCCCCTCGACAACGACCCGACGCACCGCGAGTGGACGGCAGAGGAGGACTGGGCGCAGGTCCAGGCCGACGCCGCCTTCATCGCCACGATGAGCCCGGACACGGTACGCGCCATGGCCGACGAGATCCGCCGCCTCCGCGCCCAGGTGGCCGCTGTCACCGGCCTGTGCGACGAGCAGGAGATGGCAGCCCGCCTGTTCGAACTGCCCACCCCCGAGTGGATCGCCGCCGTCCGCCGGGCGGTGGAAGACGCCGCCGCGTCTGCCGCCGCCCGGCCGTGACCACACCCACACCAACCACCAGGAGGAACCCGATGAGGCGCACCACGTGTTCCTCGTGCGGAGGCTCCCGCCCCCTGGCCACCAAAGACTGGTGCCACACCTGCTACCAGCGGTGGGTACGCCACGGCCGGCCCGAGGGTGGCCCTCCGGCGCCGAAGCCGCTCCAGCCGTGTGGCACGGACGCCGGCTACCAGCGGCACGTCAAGTACGGCGAGCCGATCGACGACGCCTGCCGGGCCGCCCGCAACGCTGCCCAGAACCAGCGGCGCGCCAAGGCGAAGAGTAAGTCCGTCATCCGTGACCAGTGGACGGATGAGCAGACCCGAGCTGCGCGCGCCGTAGCCAGTGCCACCGCGGACAGCCCAACGGACCGCCGTCTCCTGCTTGAGGTCCTGGGACTTGTGGCCGCCCGGGACACGGCCGCCAACGGCCAGCGTGCCGCATGACCATCCGCATGACAGAGCCCGGACGCGCTCGTATCGCGTCCGGGCCGGCCCCAGCCTCCCACACCACGACCGAAAGGAACGCTGTGACCACCACCCCGGCCGACGCAGCCCGCATCCTTGCCGACCACGGCCACACCGACCCCGACACTCCCACCCACGCCGACCTGATCGCCGCCGCTCAACTCTCCGGCTTGGGCTACCCGGACCGCGAGCAGCAGCACGCCATCCGCACCGCCCTCGACGAGATCGGGCGTTCCCGATGACCGGCATCCCGCCCATGCTGCTCACCGCCATCGAAGGCCTGATCCCCCTGCACCTCATCCAGCTCGCCGACCTGACCGAGCGGGCCCGGCAACGCCTCGCCGTGCAGTACGCCGACGAGTTGGCGGCCGGTGCCGACCGGCTCACCGCACCCGGCAACTTCGACGACCGCGCCGAACGCTCCCGCGCGCTCACCGCTCTCGCCGGCGCGATCGCCCTCGGAGCACTGCAGCCCGGCGGGATCACCTGGGCCGGACGCCACTGGTGCACCGAGCCACACCACGGCTGCGCCGTGAACTCAGTCAACGCTGCCGCCTGACCGGCCGCCCGCACCAGCCACCAGCCCTGGAGACCACCGTGACCTTGCACCCGTACCAGCGCTCTCGCCACAGCAACGCAGGCAACTGCGAATGCGGCATGGCCGAGGAATCCCGAGCCCACCCCCACGCCTACACGCAGGCCTACCGCAGCAACCTGTGCGTGTGCGCCTACCCGGCCGACCACCCGATCCACACCGACGCCGACACCGCTGCGCCGAACCCGGCCTACCCGGAGCCGCGAGCGACCAACCTGCGAGGCATCGAAGCCGGACGCGCGGCCGTCCGGCAGGCGCGCGGTGACGACGCCTGCCCTGCCACCCCGATCCTCTTCGCCGACGGAAGTGACCAGCGATGACCGACCCGACCGCCGCTACCGAAGTGTGGGCGCGCATGCTGTGCGCCGCCGACGTCCACGTCCACGGTGCCGACCACCCCACCTGGCAGCAGCTGGTCGGCGAGACCGGCAGCCGCATCCGGGACGACTACCGCAAGGCCGCCGCCTGGCTGCTGCCGAGGCTGACCGTCGCCGCCGCTCCTGCCGGCCCGGCGCCCGCCACCAACCGGGCTGCCGCTGCGGCCTGGGCGGAGAAGGCGGCCAGCGCCCCGACTCCCTACGACGACGGCTTCCGTGAGGGACAGCGATCCCGCGACCGGGAAGTGGATCTCCTGCGTGCAGAGCTGAGCGCGGCAAGGAGCGCCGCCGTGCTGCCCGCCACCGAGGGGGACACGCTGGCTGCCGTTCGCGCCCTGCACCAGCCGATGGAGCGCGGCCCGTTCACGATCTGCGCCCACTGCTCAGGCTGGGACGGTAAGTGGCGATGCCGCGGAGTCGTCACCGACTACCCGTGCCCGACCGTGCGCGCCCTTGACGACCCGCCCGCCCGCGAGGCGCAGCAGGACCCGACACAGGACGGCGAGTTCGTCCCGCCCGTCGCAATGGGTCTCCCGGCCGGGACGCTGGAGGCGGCCGAGATCGGCGCCAACCGGCTCGACGCCTGGGCCCGCACCCCGAACGGCCGGAACTTCCTCGCCCACGCCCTTGTACAGCTCGCCCGTACCGGCTGGCTGCGCACCGAACCCGGCGAAGGCTTCGAGCCGGTGCGCGACCGCGACGACATCCCCGAGCCGCAGCAGCCCGCCGCCGTGGCGCGGTCCGGCCAGCCCGACACGGAGGCCTGAGACGTGGCCACCTACACCACCGAGACCGTCACCAGCACCGTGCACCGCTGGATCATCCCCGCGGCCGAACCCTGGGGTGCCTGCATCGGCGACATCAACGCCGCCTGCGCAGCCGCCTGCCGCGCCTAC